GCCATACAAATAGTTTTTTATTTTTCTTGCCTCAGGTTTAGGGATATGACCATAAGCCTCACGAAGTTGTTTATGCATTTCATCAGAACCACCTTCAAGATAATCTTCAAGGTCTCCAACTATATTACTAATGTTCGATGCAGTTGAACTTTCAATAAACTCTTCAACTTCAACTTTTCTCACACCCTTGACTTTAAGGTAGTCATAAAATTTCAATACAAATTTTCCTTGAAAAGCATAATCAATTGCCTTCTCAACATCATTATAAACTTCGTGAAAATTAGTTTCCATTAAACTAAGTTTTGCTCCTTAAGGTATTGAACTGTATCAGTGCATCCACCGATGTGTTCATCATTTACAATCACTTGAGGGAATGTGGAACCCTCACCAAATTCTGCATAGAATTCTTCTTTAGTAAAATCTCTATTCAGTTTGTAGATTACATGTTGCAGGTCTGCTAACTCTAGCACCTGTTGGACTTTTGTGCAATATGGACAACCATCCTTTGAATAAACTGTAAACTTCATGTGTTTTTTAATTTTTTTGGATTATTTATTAGATTTGTATTATAAGATACTGTTGGTTTTCTGTAAATATTTGGCCAAGTATCTCTAATAATTTCTGCGAGTTTATATGGTGTTTCTGAAGTAATCACTTTACAAAGTACATACGACGACGATACTGTTCACCTGGACAATTTTCGAGATGTTCAATCTCTTCATCTGGGAGGAAGTTGACACCACCAAGAAGTTTTGCTCCAATAAAGATTTCGGCAGACTTTTCACACATCAGAGTCGCAGCAGCACAATCCTTCTGGTAAGGTGATGCTGTGATAATACCATGATTCTCTAGAAGAATCAACTTAGGGAAGTATCCGTGCTGGTCTACAAACTGACCAACATACTTCTCTACATTTTGAAGTAGTCTAGCACCAGGAGGAGCATAAGGGACAAGGCAGGACACTACACCGTTTCTTACGATTTGGTCTGGAAACCATCTCTGACAGGCAAAGTCATTAACCGCAGGAGAGCAGAGTATCTGTGTAGTCTTTGGTGGATGAGTATGAGCAATATAATTGATTTCTGGGAAGTGCTTCATAATCCAGGCGTGGAAGAGCACTTCAATACTTGGCTTCTTATGAGATAATTCTATTTGTGCTCCATTAGTATTGCACAAAGTCAAATCTTCTTCTGATAATGTATGAAGACTTGTGCCACTTGCTTTGATTAGAAAAGTATCTTCTGTTTGTCTCTCTGATACATTACCTTCACCACAGATAGTATAGTCAGCAATCGTGTGTGCTAAGTCTAGAAGCATCGTTAAGTATTGTAAAATTGTATTTAGAAATTGTATCAGATATTGAAAAAAGTTTTGTTATGGTTTCTACAAATAGTTAATAATGATAATGGTCTGTGAGTGATAGAAAGAACAAAAAGAAACCGAATGCTATGAAGAATATTAGAATTCCTAACATAAAAAAAGGAGTTCCAAAGAACTCCTCTATTTATTTTTAGAGTGCATTTCCTCGCGGTAGAACTTCCTCTGGGAACACAAAGTTCTCATGAGGTTGGTCTACTGGTGCCATCCAAGCACGAAGACCTTCATTCAGAAGAATATTCTTTGTATAGAAAGTCTCAAACTCAGGGTCTTCTGCTGCTCTAATCTCTTGAGATACAAAGTCATAAGCACGCAAATTAAGTGCAAGACCGATGATACCAATAGAAGAAGTCCAGAGACCCATAACTGGTACGAAAAGCATAAAAAAGTGCAACCAACGCTTATTACTAAACGCAATACCAAAGATTTGAGACCAAAATCTATTGGCAGTGACCATCGAATATGTCTCTTCTTCTTGGGTAGGTTCAAATGCTTTGAAAGTATTTGCTTGTTCACTATCTTCATAGAGAGTATTTTCAACTGTAGCACCATGAATAGCACAGAGCAGTGCTCCTCCCAGTATACCAGCAACTCCCATCATATGGAAGGGGTTAAGAGTCCAATTGTGGAACCCTTGAAGGAAGAGCAGAAAGCGGAAGATAGCAGCAACACCAAAGGATGGTGCGAAGAACCAACTGGATTGACCCAGAGGATACATCAGGAATACTGAAACGAATACAGCAATAGGACCTGAGAAAGCAATAGCATTATAAGGACGAATGCCTACAAGTCTAGCAATCTCAAACTGCCGAAGCATAAATCCAATCAGAGCGAAAGATCCGTGGAGCGCCACAAAAGTCCAGAGTCCCCCAAGTTGGCACCACCTGACGAAATCCCCTTGAGACTCAGGACCCCAAAGTAGAAGAAGAGAATGACCCATAGAATCAGCAGGCGTCGAAACAGCAGCTGTGAGGAAATTAGCACCTTCAAGATAACTAGACGCCAACCCGTGGGTATACCAGCTCGTAACAAACGTTGTGCCAGTAAGCCAGCCACCAAGGGCCAAATAAGCAGTGGGAAAAAGTAGTAGTCCAGACCAACCCACAAATACAAAGCGATCTCGTTTAAGCCAGTCATCCAGGACATCGAACCATCCTCGTTGTGAAATAGATTGTGAAAGAGTTGAAGAAGTCATAGCCTCCATTGTTTACTTCTCATATTTAGTTTACAAAACTTCATATGAAAAGTCAATGAGAACTAATACCTACTTTATTTGCTGGTTTTCTGAAAAGTTGTGGCCAAGTATCACGAATAATCTCAGCAGTTTTATAAGGAGTTGTTGAACTAATCAATGTGCTGTACCATTTCCATCATAATCATCACTATCATAATATACATCTCCTCCTTTGTAAAGACCAAAAAATAATGTGCTAACTACAAATGGAAGACATACAACTAATAATATTTGTCCTAATACACTTTCCATTTACTTCCATTCCTGGTATACATTTCTAAAAAATTCATCAACTTTAAACAAACTATCTGCATGAATATTACATTTATAATCATTGTCATCGCACCATTGAAGAGCTATTTCATGAAACTTTTCCTCTACCATTACTCTTTTTACTCCATAAGATCTAGCAAAAGATGACATTATAAAGTGCCAACATTTAGCTTTCTCTTGTTGCATCTTCCCAATCTTTTTGAAACTGTTCTAAACCTTTATCAGTCATAACATTTTTATACATTTTCCAAAAAACTTCTGGTGGAATTGTAACAACATCAGCTCCATATTCAGCACACTTTTCAACTTGTCTTACATCACGAATTGATGCTGCAAGAATATTTGGAGTGTCCATTTCTCTTATTTGCCACCAAGATGACGCATCATATACCTTACGAATCCTTTGGATTAAATCAAGACCATCAACAGAGTTGTCTTCCCATCTACCAACAAATGGTGATATATAAGTAGCTCCAGCTTTAGCAGCAAGAATTGCCTGCGCTACGGAGAAAACTAAAGTCACATTAGTCTTAATACCATTTCCAGAAAGAAACTTACATGCTTTCAATCCCTCAACAGTACAAGGTACTTTGATGGTAATATGTGGAGCAATATTATAATATTGTTTTGCTTGAGAAAGCATTTCTTCAGCAGTATCCGCAACTACTTCACAAGAAATACTGTCAAGATTATTAAATGAAGAACTAAGTTCTTTAGAAACATCGATTAACTGTCTACCACTTTTAAGGATAAGAGTTGGATTTGTAGTAACTCCATTGATCAATCCAGTTTGATATATTGGTTCAATCGATGAAACATCTGCAGTATCTATAAAAATTTTCATATGAAAAAAACTTCATATAACTACACTATCTAGTAGATATTTTTATACTTGTAACGAATATATATGTTGATTTGCTAACTCATTTTCATATTTTAGATCTAATTTTAGCATAATCAAACACTTTTTGAGGAACATTAACTCCTAATGCTGATTCAAATCCTTTGAATCCTGGTGCTGAATTTGCTTCGCATATTCTGTATCCGTCGTTATGAAATAAAAGATCGATACCAGCAATATCAAGATCAAGAACTTTTGCAGTTTGAATAGCCAATAACTCCATTTGCTCATCGACATCATATGCTTCTCCTTTACCTCCGCGAGAAATATTAGCTTTAAAGGATCCATCAACTGACTTACGTTGCATAGCACCAATAACTTTTCCACCAATAACAATCACTCTAAGATCTCTACCTTCAGATTCTTTTACATATTCCTGAACAATCATAGAGTTTTTAAAATCGATTGTTGAAATAAGTTCTGATAAATCTTCAAACTGCTTTGGATTCTCACACAAATAAACTCCTGCACCATGAGATCCAGTAACAACTTTTATTACGCAAGGAAATCCTACAACACTGTTAACTAACTCAGACTTACACGGAAATCTAGTAAGCATTGTCTTAGGTATAGGAAGTCCTGCCTGTGCCAAGATCTGATTGGCATACATCTTATCTTTAGATGCTTCTATTGCAGTTGAGTTTGGCAGTGTTGGTACATTCATTCTTTCAAACTGTCGTAGAACTGATAGATTAAAGTAACCAGTACCGCTCCCAGTACGAGCAAGTACACTATCTGGGAGAGAAACAATATCATTACGATATCTAATGGATTTTCTATCATCTCTACAAACAATCAAATCTATTTCATCAGCATAAACTACAGACAAATCGATATTATTAATAGAAGCTTCTTGTATAAATCTTTCATGTTCATATACTTCTGTAGTTAGACGATTACAAACCATCCATAGTTTCATTTAACTTGCTCCGTTTTTTTAGAGTACTCAATATCATTCCAATGTCTTACTGCATTAGCAATAATAGCAATGTTAGTGATGAGATAAGTACAAAATATAAAAGTCCGTATACAAGCAATGATATCTGATTCTCTGTCATTTTTACCAGCCTTTTCTCCGAGTGCTTTTGCCCATATTCTCCACATATTCTACCAGGGAGAAGTGTCCCATGCAATTCTTTCCCAAGTATCTTCATCACGACATACGTAAAGATATGTGGAATCTTGTGCAATCTGACCAGGAACTCCAGTATCATTAGATGAAGATGGAACAGAAGAAAATGAAACTTCATCTGATCCTTTACCTACAGGAATAATACTTGCACCTTCACGAAGATAGATGATTCTATCTGCAGAATTTACAGCTAGTTCACCGTCAACAAGATTGCTTGTTGTTGGAACAGAAGATACTACATTAGATCTTTTTGGTTTAAATATATTTGCCATTACTATTAATAAAAAATAACAATAAAAACTTAAAAAATCAGTTATAATCTATTACTGCTTCGGTTTTAGTTTCTACTTTTTTTTGTGTTTTAATATTTTTCTGAGATAGTTTTTTATTTTCTTCTTCTAACTCTGAAATTTTATCCTTTAACTTTTTTATAAACCCAGCAGAGGCATGTAGTTTTGCCTCCGCTGTTATTAGTTGATTTAAAAAGTCATTTGATCTCGCCTGATATGCTTTAATGATATCAGTGTACTCTAGTTCATAATCCATTAGTTATAAGTTCCTCCATCAAAAATAAGATTCACTGCTTCTTTAGAGCTATTTATTACTTCATCTCCAGCAGTAATTCCGCCAACATAGAGACCACCTGAAACAATAGGTGCATAAGAAGTAATACTAATTTGTGGATCTGCAGTTCCAGTATCAGCAGATTCAGAAATAGCAGAAGCAATACCAACAAACTGATTATTTAACCAAACAATCGCAGATTTTTTAGCACTATCAGTATAATAGTTGAAAGCAATACCAGAATCCCAAGTAGTAGCAGAACTTGGAGCAGCACCAGAAACTAATCCAAGTTCGATTAGTCTATCTTCAACTCTTACTGTTTCTGTTTCAAATGTAACAGCAGTTCCAACAACTTTTAGATCCCCAGTAACAGTTAATTGACCAGCAATAGTTACATTATCGGGAAGACCTACAGTTACAGTTCCATTAGAACGTGAAACTTCTACTTCATTGGTAGTTCCACTAACAGCAAGAACAGCACCATTTGCACTATCAGCAAGTGTCACATTACCAGATGCTACAGCAAAATCTCCAGAATCGAATGAAGCAACACCCTTGTTGCTGTCACTAGCATCTTCACCAGCAACAGTAATAGTCGTTCCAGCATGAGTAACATCCATACCTTCACCACCAAGAATGGAATATGTATGGTTTGATGGAGTTAGTTCACCAGAATCAGTTGTTACTGAGTGAACAAAAGTTGCACCAAGAGCAACCGCACCAGATGTAACAACAAAATCGCCTAAATCAAATGAAGCAACACCTTTATTGGAATCTGTGGCATCTTCAGCAGAAATAGTAAGTACATTATCAGTTACTGTAGTATCAATACCTTCACCACCAGTAAATGTCAGAGTATCATCAAGAAGAGAAACTGAATCTGTTCCACTATC